TATCGCGCAAACTCTTTTATGGACTTATACTACCTTAGCACCGTCGTAATGGGCAAAAGTCGCTTCTCCAAGAATCCTGACAAAGCCTCTAACTTACATTATCAGATGTGTCTTACAGTAATGAAAGACGGCCTTAAAGAAGGCATCGAAATTCCCCGTGATCATTTCAAGAGCACAGTCTATAGCGAATGTTTTCCTATTTGGCGTGCTTTACCTTTTGGCAAACGGGAAGAAGATTTTTTCACAAGCGTTGGCTACTCTGATCTCTATATCGAGTGGATGCAACGAACCCACAGCCAGGACATACGCATCCTGCTGGTTAGTGAGACCATCACTAACGCAATCAAGTTGGGTAGTAGAATCTCGAACCACTATGAAAACAACGCATTTTTCAACCATCTTTTTCCTGAAATAATGCCTACATCAAAGGAGACATGGACAAATGAGAGTTTGCACCAGCGTCGTACTGCGAGTGGTAGAGGACAAGGAGAAGGCACTTTCGATCTTATCGGAGTCGGAGCGGCGCTACAGAGCCGACACTATAATGTGGTTGTCGAGGATGATCTCGTTGGGCGTGAAGCCCGTAAAAGCTCAGTCGTCATGGCAGATACAATCGACTACCACCAGATTCTTGTCGGAGCAACTGACTCAGACCCGAATAATCCTGGAAGAGATTTCGACGAGATAGTTGTTGGAAATAGGTGGTCGCATGACGATCTTAACTCACACATTCGACAAGAAGAGCCTTATTTTAGCTGGACTACTCACTCTGCTTTGGGTGGGTGTTGTAGTCTCCATCCCTTTGGGAGCCCTATATTTCCAGAGGCATTCACGAAAGAAAAGCTACTCAGGTGGAAGAAGCGTCTAGGTTCGTACCATTTTTCTTGTCAATTCCTCAACTATCCTATTGATCCGTCTAAAGCCAAATTTAACATGGCAGATTTTCGGTACTTCAATTTTGAGAAAGTAACTGGCGCATTAGCGATTCCAAAAGAGTCTCCGACACTTAGCAGATACTTCGAGACCTCGCATCCTCAGCAGTATCGCATTGTCATCCGTCATCATGTAGCAGCCGGCGATGTAGAAAAAGATGTCTTCCCACGGAATCTTGATCGGTACATGACAGTTGATCCGAATCATGGTGGCTCGCACTTAGGTCAAGAAGTCGGCAAAGACGGTCGGTGCCGTCATGCTATTACGGTGACTGGCGTGGAGCGTGACCCACGTAGAATATACCTGCTCGACCAATGGGCAAAGGCTTGTCCTATAGATGATTTTGTCAAGCAGATTTTCTTTCTTGCTGTGAAGTGGAAGCTCCGCGTTGTCTATGTTGAAGCTGTGGCAGCACAGAAGTACTTGCTCTATCATCTGAATTACTTTGTCGAAGAGCACAAGCACTCACATCCAGAGCTTAGTGGTATTCAATTTCTTCCGCTCAAAACTCCTCAGAATGCTAACGCTAAAGCTGAACGAATTGAGAATTTCATTCCTCTCGTGGAACGGCATGAACTCTGGCTAGATGCGAATAATTGTGCTGAGTTCAAAGAAGAAGCAGAACAGTATGGTCAGCGTAAGAGTCTGATTGATTTGCTTGATGTCCTATCCTACGGTCCACAGATCTGGAAGTTTGACAAAATTTCTCAGGAGCATGTTGATGAATTCATGCTCAAACAACGGGCACAGTTTGTAAGACGTATGGCAGCGGCAGCAGCGTAAGGGGAACAATCTATGGATTGGGCAGCGTGGGGACCGACAATCGTGAGTATCATCACTTGCATCTTTTTTGCAGGCGTTTTGTATTCTAATCAGAGCAATCATTCTATTCACTTAGCAGAACACGACAAGCAACTTGAAGAACATACTAAAGACATTACTGCACACGCTGTCGCGATTGCAGTGTTGAAAGCTTTTCAAGAAGGTTACGCCGCTGCAAAAGCAACTTATGACAAAGCAAGAGCACAGGAGGCAAGATGAACATTCCAGTGCCGTTACAGTTGGTTCTTTTGTTCTACGTTGTAAACTCTGTCGCCTCGGCTTTGGTACAGGCTTTACCTGTACCAAATGGCAGTGTAGGTTACACATTCGTTTATAAGTTCCTGAGTCTGCTGACGGCGGATTTCAAGAGTTTCAGTTCCACAATGCCCATGCCAGTACTCACGACACAGAATTCTACTGGTCAGATTGACACAGTGTCTAAGCCAGTTAACACTCCAAACACAGCGAATACAGGGATTCTCTAATGCCATATCAGCCGCCTACTGAAGTAACGCCGAAGCTCATTGGAGAAGATAACTTCAATGAGATTTGTGATTTCATCAAGGACAAGGTTGCACACCTTGATCGGAGACTTCAGACTTTCAGAACCGAGAAATTGCCTGAATATGTGCGGTTGTACAAGGCTCGCCCGAAGAATAAAGAAGCCGACTGGCCTTGGCCTGGCGCAGCAAACTTAGTAATTCCTATCATTGGCACTGCCTCAGATGAGCTTCTTGCTCGCATTATGGGTGGAATCTATATGTATGATCCACTCTGGGCGGCGACAATGAGTGGAGGATTGCCGAAGAAAGATGGAGAAGAGCTGAAGCAGGTTGTTCAAAACTTCTTAATGGACATGGCCTATGCGCCAGATGAGCTTGACTTATACAGAGTAGAACAGAGCGCCTTTCACAGTGCAATCAAGTACGGCACAGGAATCATTTACACACCTTATGAGTACGAGACACAGGTAGTGCGTGAATATAAATCTGGTGGAACCTCGGCAGAGGATGGTCCAGTGGTTTCAGAAGATCGCATCATTACTAAGCGTGACGGTCCTCATCCTGAGTTATTGCCGCTTAACAGATTTATTTTTGATCCTTCAGTGCCAAAGCTTGAGAATATGAAGCTCTTTGGACATATTGATCCACTCGATATGTGGGCGGTGCAGGATCTTAAAGCAAAGAGTCCTTACTACAAACAGTCAGACATTGAGAAGTTGCTTAGTAGTCCTGACGCTGTTCAAGAAACAGAGATGGAAAGGGAGATCAATGAGCAGTTTTCGATTGATTCTTCTGGTGTAGACACTGGTGCAGCACGGTGGTACATCTACACAGTGTTCTTCACATACTATCTCAGCGGCAAGGAGTATTCTTTCCAGGCAAAGTATCACAAACGTACAGAGAAGATTCTGTGGATAGCTTTTAATAACTATCCTAAGAACATGCTTCCATATCAGGACATGAAATTAGCCTACGATGATGAATCTTATCTTGGCACAGGTTTTGCTGAGATGATTCACATGATTCAGAAGGAATTGTCAAACAATAACAACTGGCGTACAAATAATCGTAACATGGCGATGCTGGGTGTGTGGCGCGCTGATCCTGAATCGAAGCTTGGTTCTATGCTAGATGTGTTTCCTGGTGTTGTGTTGCCGGGTCGTAAGGATGAGATCGAACATATCAAAGCCGGCGCTGACATGGGTTATAGCGATGGTCCAGATCAGTTCCACATGGCAATAGCCAAGGAGCGTACTGGTGTTGATCCGGCTTCTGGTGGTACGGGTGGTGGGATTGTAAACCAGAAGCGCGGCATCTACAGCGCCGCTGGTACTTCTATGGTCATGGCGCAGCAGAATAACAGGAACAATCTTCGTACTGGAGATATGCGTTCTGCTCATGTGAAGTTAGGTTGTAAGTTTCTCACAATGTACTCAAATTTTGGCATTGGAGAAAAGCTCAAGAAATATGGTAGCGATGCTGAGAAGCTGAAGAAGGCGCTTGATCTCTACCGCGATGGTACACTAGGTCTGCGTCTTCGTCCAGCCTCGGCGTCTGCTAATAAAGAACTCGAAAAGCAAAACGACATTCTTATTTCAGATAGGTTTGATCGTTACTATCAGAGTCAAGCACAGATTATTCAAGCGATCAATTCTCCGGGCATTTCAACAGATTTGAAACAGTATTACTTGGAAATGCTTCTTGCGACAAGAGTATCAGCTATGACCTTGGCGCGTAACTTTAACCGTGATAATCCAGATGCGTTGCTACCTGACGTGTCAAAGATTATCGAAGCCGCGGTGCAGCAGATGCAGCCGCAAGCAGGAGCAGGAAATGGAAATCAACAAAATCGAGGATCTAATTCC